TCTACGTATTGCCATTAGAAATCCTGTATATCTGTAACTAAGTTTTTAAGTTTCTTTTGAATAAAGAAGTTAAACAATTGAGAACGCCCAACGTCTTTTTCTTGGTTAAACTCAGAACGAATTTGCTCTTGGTATTTTTGAGGAATTTGGGTAAGGTCAATCATCATTTTGTTTCTATGAAAACGACGTAGAGTTTCCTCATCCATTTCTTCTGGATTACCTTTAAATTGAGCAAGACGTTTTTGAGTCATTGGTTTTTGTCGTTGACCAATTGCTAAACAATTGTCTGGTGACAAGATGTTTGGTACGCCATCGCCAGTATCACCTCTTAAAATATGTTCTTCAAGGTACATAGATGGATTATCGTTCTTAATCCATCGTTTACGAATTGGATCAAATTGTTGAACATTGGCGTATGTTTGAAGCTGAATGAAATCTTTATCAGCTGATAAAACTAGGAATTGTTCTGAACCCATATTTAATTCAGTTCCATGGTCGTGAATAATAGTACCGATAATATCATCGGCTTCACAATGGTCAATATGAATTACTTTATATGGGAAGTGCTCTCTGAGCTCATCGCGAATAGTATTCATAATACTAAAAAGGTTGTTCCAATCTAAATCAGACTCATCACGAGATTTTTTACGATTACCCTTATAATAAGGATATGCTTCTCTGCGCCATGTATTTTTACCATCAGCGCAAATTACGATTTCACCAAAGTCTTTGTGAAACTTTTTACGGTTATGTCGTATTGAATTTAAAAACATATGACGAATAATATTCTCGTCAATGTCGATGTTGTGGTGGTTACCAATACTCGCGAACAGCGAGGCTAAGATAACCTGATTATAGTCTACTAATATAGCCATTTTGATTCTCTGTTATAATTTAATTTATAGATCTATTTTAATCTATATCTTCGTCAATGTCAACTGTTATTTCTTGTTCTTCCCTATAATCATCAATATTAATTGAATCTCCAGCGAAGTCTTGTAAAGGGTGATGTATCCCGTATGTTGACAGGTGAAGTGATTTAATTGCCTCTAGTACTAAAACCATTGCAGGGAAATGTTTATTTGTCTCTGCAGGTCCTTCTGAGGTAAAGATACATCCAGCTCTAATGAGCTCTGTTAATACATATTGCCAAAGCGCTTCTGCAATCTGGTCCGCATGTCCCAATTTAAATTCAAGCAACTTTTCAGCGACTTCTTCTTGGGATTGCGGTGGACCATTTTGTTTGTCTTTTGGAAATTCTATAATATCAGCCATTTAGTTCTTTCAATAGTTTATTCCAACTATTAGCAAAAATAGGAATACTGTTTTTAGATAAGAATGCTCTATCTGTTGTAGTAAATCGTTTAAGGAATTGATTATCTTCCTTTTGCGTATTTAATACTTGGTCAGCAATGCTATATGCTGCGTTTGCATTTGAGTTATTATCCTCACTGTAATCATACGTTAATGTTTGACCACCAGATACTTCTGTTAAAGCACCATAGTTTGGATGGATACATAACACACCACATTTAATTGCTTCAATAAGAGCAATACATGACGTTTCTTTCCAAATGTTTGGATATAAGAATACATCTGCAGTTTCCAACGCTTTAATAATTTGAGCATTTGGAACTGATCCATGATACGTCATGTTTGGATGGTTATGAATTTCTGTAAACAACTCAACGTATGGATCATCTCTTTGTGCCCAGCCATATATAGCAAATGATGAATAGACATCGAGATGGATATTGTCGTGATGTTTACTTAGTTCATCAAAGATTGGATATAGTAATTCCAATCCACGATGTGGAGTTGTGTGGTAGATAAATCGTACTTTACCTGTATGACTCATGTCCTCTGGCGCCAGGAATTCTTTCTCTACCGCGTTTGGAATCACTGTACACATAGAATACGGAATTTTAAAGTACGTAATATATTGGTCACGCTGCCATTGTGATACAAAAACAAAATGATGGAATTTCTTCCAACCACCATCTGCTAGTATAGCGTTTTCTGGATCTTCGGCAAGATCGTGGCAATACATGATGTTCTTTACATCTGCTGGTATCTCTCTTGGACGAGAGAAGTGAATTGCCACATTTGATAGTAAGTTAGAATCAACGTTATCGAGTACGCGTTTGCGCATCATTTCAGTTCCACCTTTTGAGTTTTTAGACAGTTCTGACTCGACTATATGACCTTTATGAATCATACTCATTTATTAAGCTCCAAATTATGTATTGATTGATTGTAAGCTATCCCATCGGAATGAACGCCAGCCTTGTGCTTCAAGATCAAAGACTGCTAAAACATCTGGGTTAACTTTACGTGTTTGTTTTTCCTGGCCTTCTTCAAGTGGAAGTTGAGGAGGAAGCATTGAAGCTTCTAGTGTACAACGCATTTCGCGTTTATCACCGTTTTTCTTTGTAAAGACTACGTTACATGGTCCTGCGACCAATTGCGCTATTGTTTGTTCTTTGTTGATTTCCATAATGTATTCCTTTTCATTCTCAACAGTTGTATTTATAATTAGTCAATGTATTCTAATAATTTTAAATCTTGGTTTAAAACCTTAAACGATATATCAGCTACGTCTTGTAATGGATCTATTCTCATATGAGTGATAAATCTATCAATATACTGAAATTCTTTTCCATGTTCTATTGCTATATTCATGCCTTCATAAAATGTTTCTATATCGTAGGGGTTTTCATAAAATATTGGTTTGGTTGCCGCTTTAGGCTGCTCTGCTTTGCGATCCTTTTCCATAAAACTCTTTCTTATGTATTTGTTCTAATACTGAATAAAATGATTCAATAGTAGAATTATTGTGAACTCTGTAAGTCTTTACATTAAACTTATGAGGTAACACATACTTTTTGTTTATTTCTGTACGATGGGAATTTATGTATTCCTGTTGAACATCGCCATCAAAATATCTCCGAGAGTCAGTAGAATAGTCACAGCCATCTCGTGTAAGTTGGACAAGTACGAAATTGTTATCTCCAATTTTATTTATAATCGGTATAAGTTCATCAACAAAACCTCCATCAGAAATCGCATAATTTTGTTTAAATCAATTTCATTGGCAACTTGATTACCAAAGTAATCCAAACCACGTTTAGGTTTTACTATTTCTTCTGATACATATATCATTGCTTCACGACAAGACATATGACCAAGATCCATATGAGGAACTTCTTTAACGGAACGATCATCATATCTTTCCATAAACCATTCGTAATCACATCCAAAGTATTTGCATGTTTCTTTATATAATTGGTATTTAAACGAAAGATGTTTCCAACCTTTTG